ACTAAATTGTGTAACTGCTTCTGCTAATAAAGGATGGGTCACGGAACTCGCTCCGCGAAACGGTCTTGTTCTTTCCTGAAACTTAACTCCTAAGAGCTCTAATCCTTTTGTATATGTTGTAGCCCATTCATCTCTGGAAGCTTTATCATTTTCAAAATCACCTACCAAATCACTAGCGATACGACCAAGGTCATTATCATCTATCTTTTCTGCAAGGTTACAATAGAAATCTTCTTCTATAATTGGTTCGTCAGAAACAACAGTTTCCTCCGTAACAATCTCTATATCAACGGGTTCTTCGTTTTGAATTGCGTCTTCAATTGTATCGCCTACAACTGATTGTATTTTTTGATCTATATTATTATCAGCCATAATTTTTTATAACCTATTCACGTCTATAAATCCACCAAAATGAAATGTAGGTATTTCAATAGAACCACCTAATTTTTTCTTCGTTATTTTTTTGGTTGTGTCTTCGATGCTTGTGAATTCTCTTTGGAGGATTTTTGCGAAGAACTTCGTAAGTTGTTCTGCATAATTATAGATGTTTGGCCTGCTTCCACCTTCGGAAGTTGTTGAGGAGTCGTCACTAAAGTTGTTTTTAAAACTGCCACCTTGTTTATCCTTTTTCCAATTGTTAACTAGTTTCTCTAATTCTATTTCAGATATATACGTATTAGCATCTAAATTCAAATCATTTGTAATATCATTAAGCTGATTTTGAGTAAATTCTTGAATATAAGGTAGTATATCTGCTTTTTTTAAAGGAGAATTCTTAATAGCATCTTTGTCAATAATTATACGAATTCCTGCATTTCCGTCTACTATTATAGGTTGATAACCACGAAATAAACCATTAGGATCCGCGTTTATAATTCTTTCAAATAAAGATTTTAATGTATCACTATCACGTAGATTTTCTGACCCATCTTCAACAATATCTAAAGAAAAATGATTAGGGTTCTTTGTTAACTCTTTTGCCGTATTAACCCATACCTCTGTTTGATTAAGCATATAGGCAAGTTTAGCTGCCGCGTCTTTTGCGGTTTCTTTTGACATGTAGGCTTGTTGCACGGTTGATGGATTTTGATACAATTCCCATCCACCTGTACCATGAACAGTTCCACTAAAATCAACTCCTGTAAGCTCTCTAACATATTCAATTGCTTTAGCTGTCACTTCTTCATTTACCTTAAATTTTTTATCATCAGGTAAGGCATTATATTTTTCTCCATATTCCACGAACCACGGAGAACCTTCACCAGGATCGACTTCCATAGAAAGACGACGTAAGTTTCTATTAAGCGCCATATCAATATCTCCACTAGTGCCTAGTTCACCATACATCTTTGTTAAGTTCATCCAACCGATTGCTTGAATTTCTGCAGGGATCCAATCGTTCTTACCTTTCCAGTTTATATCATTTAAATATTTTGTAAGATCTTGACCAAATAAAGATCTGTTTTCATATTTAGTTCCTGTAATACCTCCTTGACCAAAATCAGTTTTAATGTTTTCAGGAACAATATAACCAAGTTCTCGAAGTTTATTTAAGTAAGTAAGATCTACCATTCCTGTATCTCTTGCTGTATGAACGTCGACCACGAACGGCGAACCGCCTGCCTTGTCATTATTCATAATGGAACGCGTTAATAAACTTTCGCCCGCATCAATAAAATCAGATATCTTTGGACCAATACCGCTTTCAATATCTTTGCCGTAAATAATACTTTTAATATTATTTGTTGGCGCAGGAAGACCTTTTCCTTTTACCTCATCAAATGGCACACCTCTTTTGTATTGTTCATAAATATATAAAACATTAGTTAAGGCATTTGTGGGAGACTCATTAATTTGTCCTGATAACCATGCTCTTGCTACTTTATCACGAAGATCTTTATCTCCTCCAGTAACAACATCAAAACTCTCATATACTTTTTTATACCAATCCTTTTGATTAAAAATTTCTTCATCACTTAATGTAATTTTATTTATCCAATCTTCAAAATTAATGTTTCCTATAGCAATAGGAGGTAAATCAGATCCTTCGGGACCATTTAAAACTATACGCTCGTTTTGTGGACCACCTGGATACGTATCAGTCTTACCATCAATAATATTTTGTAATCGCATCTTATGCAACCGTGTAATGTTATCTGTTTTCTCAGGAGCAAAATTAACACCTTTCTTTTTTTTCTTTTGAATATCTATAACCTTATCTTCAAGTTTGGTGACTGTTTGATCCACCGCTTCTTCCATTAAAATTTCTGCTAATCGTTTCCAATTAATATCTATCTTTGGCCCATCATCATTAGGATCAGGCATTTGATCGGGTAGATCAGGTAACACGTTTCCTTCTTGATCTATCGTTGTTATTTTTTCATCATCATCTTTTTTTGTTTGTAAAACAATATTATCTAAGGACGTATCGCCGACCACGGGAGCCGTGTTATAAAAACTATCCTCGTATGTCTTGTATTTTTTAATTCGTTCTGATTCAGTCTCGGGAAATAATGTTCCAAGATCTACTAAATCATTCTCTCCATAACCTGAAAGATCTATGTTTTGCCCTTTAAAATATTCAATAACAGCAGGAACAGACATCCCCATCTGTGAAGCAATAAACATTAGAGGTACAGCGGCTTGAGCTACCATTTAATAATACTCGGGTTGTTGTTCATAAATAGGTTTAATTGGGTCTTCATAATCATCCTTCAGCGCAATAAAATTACCTTGACGATAACGCATCAATGCTTGCGTCATACTATCAACTAAATCATCATGCTCACCATAAGGAAATGCAGCACATTCTTCAATCATTTCTTCCGCAAATTTTTTTCCTTCAGGAGCCCATACTTGCCCTGATTCAAAAATAGGGGAAACAGAATTTACTCTTGTTAACTTATCATTACCACGTGATGGCGTATAACTTACCACAGGAATTCCTACTTGTCTAAGTTCTTGTATTAAGGGCATACCACTTGCTTTAGCTTCAACAATTATTGTTTCAGGTTCCCAATAATCATATTGTTCTAAAGCAATCTTTTTTAATTCAGGAAATTCCCAACGCTCTTTGATACAATCAAGTAAAATAATTTGTTCTTGATTAAACCCCGCTTTAAAAATTCCCCATGTACTAATAGCACTAAAATCGGCTTTTTCTTTTTTACTAAAAGCTGTATCATAACTTTGGATAATATGAATAAGTTGAGGCATATCTTCTTTTTCCCACATCTTCCACCATTCGCGTTTTATAATAGCTCCTTCTTGAGACGTTGGTTGTTGTTGATACTGCGCCTCCCACGACATAACAGGTAAGTTTGATTTAATAGACTCTAATTCATTTTGTTTCCAGTACTCGGGCCAAATAGGTTTACCACTTGGAAGTAAAGCAGGGAACTCTACTACCTCCCATTGATCCGCTTTAGTTTCTGCTTGTTGTTTTATTAAACGGCCCGTCAAGTCGCGCTCCGACCAACGTGTCATAACGACAACTATAGCTCCTCCTGGTTGTAAACGTTGCCTTGGTCCTGACATATACCACTCAAATGCATTATCAAAATTAGTTTCACTTATGCTTTGCTCTGAATGAGGGTCATCAATGATTAATAAATCTGCACCACGTCCAGTAATAGCACCACCAATACCAGCTCCAAAATATTCTCCTGCATGATTTGTTTCCCAACGCCCTGATGCCTTACTATCTGCTCGTAATCGAACGTCTTTAAATATTTTCTTGTATCCTTCGTCGTCCATAAGGTTACGCATTTTTCTACCAAACCTATATGAGAGCTCTGCTGTGTGAGTTGCTTGAATTATTTTAGTTTTTGGTTTTTTACCCATTAACCAAGCTGGAAATAAGTACGAGGCAAATTCTGATTTAGTGTGTCTTGGTGGCATATTGACAATTAATCGCTTTAACTTGCCAGACGCAATGTCTTCAAATTTTTTAGCCATTACATTGTGGTGGTATCCATCAATAAACTCAGGCCAAACCATTTTAACAAAATGCATAAAACTATCTTTTGCCTTTGCTGCATCATCCTGCATCGCAATTGCTAACATTAGCCTTAATTCTTCGTCCGAATACTTTTCAAATTTATTATTTTTTTGATCCATTGGGACTCCTACCCTCTTTATACTTAAAAAAAGGGGTATACCCTATAAAAAAGTGTTTCATATGAAAAATTGGTGGCTGAAAATTTGAAACAGGCGTTTGAGTCCTCGCCCTCGCGTGTGTACGGGACTTTTTGGGGTGTAGATAAGCGCGGTTTTCCGCCATTTTTACCATAATTCACAGGTACCCTAACGTTTTTCGCGATTAATGGCAGATTTCTCACGATTACCAATGCACGATAATTGTAGTTATCGTACCTTATCCTGTTTTACCGCAGGTTTCCTCGCTTTTCGTGGGGCGCGAACCGTGAACTTTTTTTAAAAAACTAGATATAGTATCCCAACCTTCCCTCGTTGGCGGTTCGAGTACACCGTTTCGTGAGAGTTCCAGCGAATACCTTCCCTCATACAGATTAATCATCTCTGGGGGAAGGTGTTTCGCGTGTTCTTTATAAACCAGTATGTAATTACATCCTCCAGTCTCTTTCCATAGTTTAATGTTCATTGCTATTTGATGCGGACTCAACTTGATCTTGTTACCAGTTGCAACCTTGGCCTCAATGAAGATCGTATCTAAACGTGGAGCAACTCCAATCATATCAGGAAACCCATGCAGGGTTGTAGTCTCAATGCGCAACCAGTTATAAATGATAAGCTTTTTCTTTATTAATTTAACAAAGGAAGACTCTTTCATGTTACACAAATAGTATGATTATTTTTTTAAAAAGCACAGATACGCAATTATATGTTCTTACGAAAATCTTGAATGCATTCAATTGAGAAGCGAAAGTATTTATTCATTTCAAATTTAGTCCACTTGCCTGCAATTTCTTCACATTGTTCTTTAGGCATTGGATCTCCAAGAACCATTTGATTACCAGTATAAACCCAAGCATCGCCATTGTAGCCCCACAAACTAACAACAAGTAAGAAGACTTTAGTCATTAATCTTTTCTTGCTCAATTAGTTTTGGTTCAGGTTTGGTCTCCTCTTGATCAATGACATTCTCTTCATTAACAATTGGTATACCTTTTTTCTGTAGTTCATTTAATTTTTGCAACAGTTGATCGCGCGGTAAATTCTCAACAGCACTCTCCATTCTTATTGTTGGATCATACAATCCTGCAGCCTTACCTCTTAAAGCCTCAGCATTAATTGCTGCCGCATAATGTTTTTCATCCTCAGCTTTTTTACTCAGGTCATCAAGTCTTGCAACATGCTTATCCATATTGACAGAATACTTTTCTGCTAATTCTTTTTTCATGTCGTAGATAGCCTCAGCCACCAATGGATATTTCTTTGGATCTTGTAACTCCCAAGCAGATCTTCTAGCTGCAGAGTCAGAGTATCCTGCCTTGCGCGCAGACTCAGATGCAGACTGCAAACCCATTAGAGTCTTAGTACAAAACTCATAAACAAATCGTAATTGCATTGGTGTTAGCTTGCGTGATTTTCTTCCATCAATTATTTTAACCATATTACACTATTTCTGACCCTCTTTATAAATCAATATATAAATTATTTTGCTCGTGGTGCAAAGAACAAAAAGGCTGTTTTCTGCCAATCAATGTTTTTACATGACACTACTACTGTCAGGCGTACACTACTAAAATTTGATAAGTGTAAGGTAGTTTATGGCTTAAACAAAAGGTTATTTTGCTTACCTGACACACCTGACACTTATATTTCATTTTTAAAAAATTTTTTTTTAAAAGGGGTCGGAAAAGGTGTAAGTAGTGTACGGTAGACGCAAAGGACTCTTCGCAACAACATCTACCCATGACTCTTGATTAATAGTAAATCACGTGTAATTGTCCACGTATGATAAAGAAATGCACGCGGTGCAATAAAGAGAAAGAATACGAACTCTTTGATAAGAAAGCCCAAGACAAATCAACTGGGAGAAAATCATGGTGTAAAGAGTGTTGTGCTAAACATGCAAAAACAGTTTGGAATGCAGGCAAACGAGACACGGATCACGGAGCATTAAGTGCGAGCCCGTATATGTTTTTAAAACACTGGTTAATCAATGTAAAGAAACCAAACACAAAGGTTAGACGTCACCCAGTAGACCCAAACCTGGATTTAGAAGATTTACTTGAGTTATGGGAAAAGCAAAACGGTAAATGCGCGCAGACAGGAATTCAAATGACACATCTTAAAGGCTCAGGGAAAGTTGATACAAATGTTTCCGTAGATCGCATTAATAATAATATTAAAATGTATACAAAAGATAACATTCAATTAGTCTGTTATCGCTACAATATGATGAAACACCAGATGAATGAAAATGATCTAAAAACGTGGTGTAAGGTCATTCTTCAGCACTCCAAATAACCTCAGAAAACAGCCATTATTCTTATAATCCTTGAGATTATATA